ACGCTTCGTGCTGAGGGGAAGGGTAGGAAACGTGGGACGCGACGCTCGACTCTGGAAGCCGACGAGACCCCTGGCCACATGCAAGGTTACGCTCATGCAGAACGGCGAGCTGCGTATCCAGGGCGACGAGATGGCCCTCCGTGAGCTCGCGTCACGCCACGTGGCTGACGCTTCCCCGCTGCTCCATGAGCGATGGATGGAGGCTGTTCGCAAGGGGCTGGACAAGCACTTCGCCCCCATCGCGGCCATGCCAGCAAAGCAGCGGGTCTGGGTAGCGGCGAGCTCCAAGCGTTGGGCGCGTCTCTTCCGGGATCTCGTTCTCCCAACCCCCAAGGAAATCCAGGGAGCGGCCAGTGCCCCAGAAGACACGCTGGATCGGCGCGAAGCAGCTTCGTAGGCTGCTCGTCCCTATCCGGTCCCTCAAGCCGGATCCGAAGAACGCCCGGGCGCACGACAAGGAGAACCTCGACGCCATCACGCGCTCGCTGATGGCCTTCGGGCAGCTCAAGCCCGTGGTCGTGGCCGGTGGAGTCGTGAAAGCCGGGAACGGCATGCTCGCGGCTGCCAAGGCGTCCGGATTCACACACCTCGCCGCGATCACGGCTGGGCATCTCTCGCCAGATCAGGCCAAAGCCTACGGGGTCGCCGACAACCGCACGTCGGATCTCTCTCACTGGGACATCGAGACGCTCAGCGGGACGCTTGTGGAGCTGCCCGAGAACCTGCGCGACGTCATCGGCGAGATAGACCTGAAGCCGCTCGAGGACAAGATCAGCAAGGCCGGCGCTGGCGGCGGGCCCGGGTCTCCAGAGGGGCACCCGCGCACCGTGTCGTTCTCGGCAGAGCAGTGGACCATCGTGGCCGGGGCCATCGCCCACGTCCGCGAGCACGAGCAGATCCCCGATGTCTCCCCAGACGGGCGCGTCCTCGAGCTGATCTGCGCCGAGTTCATGTCCGGGGCCTACCCTGCGCAAGGCGCCAAGTCCGCCAAAGATACGGCACGGAAGGGTAAGAAGGGGCCATGAGCAACGCGCAGACCACGCAAGTAAAAAAGCGCGCGCGCAGGCGCCGGCCAGGTGGCAGCAAGAAGCTCGTCAGGCCCCCGGTTAAGCGCGACCCCGACAAGCCGCGCCCGGGCTCGCGCGAGGATGCGACCCGCAAGAAGAAGGCGCGTCAAGAGATCTTCCTCAAGGCGTTCGCGACGACGCAGACGGTGCTCGCCGCGTCCGAGATCTCGGGCATCCCGAGGCGGACCCACTACGAGTGGATGATGAAGGACCCCGAGTACGTCGAGCGGTACAAGGAAGCTGACGCGGACGCGTCGGACCGTCTCGAGCACGAGGCGCGGGTGCGGGCGTTGCAGGGGTGGGAGGAGCCGGTCTTCGGCTCTCTCGGGCCTGGCGCCGGCACGGGAGTTGTTGGACACGTGCGCAAGAAGTCCGACACGCTCCTGATCTTCCTGCTCAAGGGCAAGCGGCCAGAGCAGTTCCGCGACCGGTTCGAGGTCACGGGCAAGGGCGGCGGGCCGATCGCAGCCACGGTGCAGATCTTCAAGATGCCCGACAACGGGCGCGGGGACGGGCCACCGCCGGCATCCGGGGGCGCGCCAGAAAAGTCTTGACTCGGCCGGTCGCGGTCACGGACAATGCGTACGTGCGGCGCGAGGGTGCGGAGGGCGGGGAGGCAATCGTGGGAGCGGAGGGGGCTCCGTCCCTGATCGGTCTCTCTGCTCCCCAAACCCTCGCGCATGGCGCAAGCGGTAGAGTTCCCGGAATTGGGGCAGTCGTACCGGCCGCCTCGGGCGCGTGCTCGGGGCGGCCCTCTTCGTCTGGCAGCAAGCAGGGGCGCAGCGCGGAAGGACGCGCAGGCGCAGATCGCCGGGGAGTGCAAGCCGGATGGCCGAACGTGTCCGCACCACGGGCCGCCAGCGATGAGGGGTCAGCCCCCCTTGCCTTTCGGGGCTTGGTGTCGCTAGGCGGCCGGTCTTACGCGCCCCTGCATGAATCTCCCCAGCCCATCTCAAGCGGGGCCGCCCCTGCTTGCTGCCAGACGGCGAGCAAGTCGGCTACAAGGGACGGGGAGCGGCAACGGAGCCCCGGCGCAGCGCAGAGTGTCGGGGAGATGATCGTGGGACGAAGCACCCAGAGATGGGCGCCCACGGCAATGCTGGACTCAAAGGGGCCGCCACGGGGGGACGAGGCAAGCCCTCCACCAGAAAGGGGTGCGATGTGAACGATCCGAACAACGATCCGAAAGCCGAGGTCGGGCAGCCGTCTGCCGTTGGAGGATTCGGCTTGCAGCTCACGTTCTCCGACGACGAGCGTCTACCGCCCGAGACGCGCGCGGCTCTCGAGCAGCAGCTTCTCACCAAGAGCGGCATTCTCGATCGCCCATCGGCCATGACGGAGGGCGTCCACTTCGCCCACGTCCGCTCGTTCCAGGGGGCGCGAGGTACCGTGTGCCTGATCAGGTACGCCGGCATCGAGTCCTCCGGCTTCGCGCTCTGCTGCCCGCTCGACACCTTCAGCAAGCCGAAGGGGCGCGGAATCGCCTACCGGCGGGCGATCAAGAAACTGGTCGATGAGGCTTCCCTCTGTACCGGTGATCTTGATCGGGCGAGCTCCCTCTATGGCGCGGCTGCCTTCGCTGGCCGCTGCATCAAGAAGAGCCGCACGAAGCTCGCGTAGGCGCGGCATGGCCTACGCAGAGAGCACCCGAGTCTCATCCGAGAAGAGCAAGGCAGAGATCGAGCGCTCGAGCGCTACGGGGCCGACCAGTTCGTCTCAGGGTGGGAGCGCGGGAACCGCTCGATGATCCAGTTCAGAGCGGACGGTCGCATCGTGCGATTCATCGTCGCCATGCCAGACGAGCAGGAGTTCGCGGACCTCGGACCGTGGGGACGCAAGAGCGCGGAGCGTCGCCGCGCCGAGATGATCGACCAAGAGACGCGCCGACGCTGGCGCAGCCTGGCGCTCGTGGTGAAGGCGAAGCTCGAGGCGGTCTCGACGGGGATCATGACCTTCGAGACCGAGTTCCTCGCCCACATCGTGATGCCCGACGGTGCGACAGTCGCCGAGCACGTCATCCCGAAGATCGAGGAGGCGTACGCGACGGGGAAGTTCCCGGCCCTGATGTCCGGGCTTGGGTAGGGAGTCTGTCATGGCCACAGATCTGAAGCCGACGAGCGACGCGCAGGCGAACGTACGCATCATGGCACCCGGCAAATTGGAAGATCCCGAGATCGACGTGAAGGTCAAGGGCGAGTGGGTCGACATCACGGCCAGCGTCTCCAGCTACCGAATCGAGCACCGGGCTGGGGCGCTTCCAACCGTCGTGCTCACCATGGTTCCGGAGAGCCGGTACGAGATCGTCGGGACGTTGGCGGACGGGCAGGTCCGCGAGAAGGGGGAGGACTGATGAGCACCAAGATCTACCAGGGGTTCATGATGTGGACTACCGACATCGTGACCATCAAGGATCGCGTCGACCGCGTCAGACCGAAGATCGCCCGTCTATCGCATGGTCTTCTGGATTCATTCCTCTCGTCAGCAAGGCAACGCGGTCCGAAGACTGACGATCCCCTTGGGCCGTACGGGCTTTGGCTCGACATCAGGAGGAAGAGCGTCGACGTGGGGATCCGCAATCCATGCGTTGACACCCAGTTCGATCTGACGTTCATTCCGGTAGTGCTCGATGGGAGCCAGCCTGGGAGATACATCACGCTTGGAATCTGCTACACCGAACACGAGGCTTGGTTCCAGGAGTGGCTCAGAATCGATGGCGTTAAAGAGTATGGCTATTGGGACAACACCGACAAGCCCGACGCTCTCTCCTGTGTTGAATGGGAAGAGCGAAAGAGGCGGTGGGGGCAAGTGAACATTCCGGCGATGGACGGATTCACCATCAGTGTCGTGGATCCTGGCGGGCCAACGCCGACGTTTGAAGAGATTGGGGACTGAGATGCTGGTCAAGTTCGAGAATGTCGCAAGAGACAGGGCCATTTGGATCGATTCGCTTTCTCTCGTGTGCGTCATGCCAGGGGAAGAGGGCGCCGAGATCCACCTCAACAGCGGAGAGACTTGGGTCGTCTATGGGCGCCCGGCCGACGTGGTCGAGATGATCGCCGACGCCGAGGCGCGCGAGCGCATGAACGCCGCGCCCGTGATCTACGGCTCAGCGGAGCCTGTGCAGAACGTCGTCCGTGTGGAGGTGGAGTCGGAGCACGTGGCTGAGCAGCTGAGGCTCGCCGACAAGACCATCACCGAGCTGCGCGAGAAGCTGGCCGGCGCGGAGAAGGCGGCAGTTGACGCCGAAGCGAAGCTCGCTGAGCTCGACAGGAGATGCGGCCGGATTGCGAAGGACCGCGACGACATGATCTCGGCGAAGCGCAAGGCCCAAGAGAAGCTCTGGGCACGCGACGCCGAACTCGACGAGCTGAAGGACCTCCGGGCCGACAAGCGGGCGACCCACGATGCCATCCAGGAGCTGTGGCAGCGCTTCAACATGTGCCCCGGCGTGTTCCCAGACGGCGTCGCCATCAAGAAGCTCGCAACGCACCTGAACGGGATGCTCGAGTCCCAGCAGGCCAAGACCAGGATGTACCGCAATGACAGGGAGAGCGCTGAGGAGCGAATCGGGCAGCTCAACGAGATCATCGACCGGGAGAGGGAGCATGGCGATCGCCTGCGCAGGTCTTTGTCTGATGTCAGCAGGCGCATTCACGAACGAGATTCGGAGTGGACGCGCGCTCTGTGGCCCAACGATAAAGTCCCGCACGCAACCCCTGACATGGCCAGGACGGCGGCTTTGGCGACCGCTGGGCGCATCACAAAGCTGGAGCAGAGGGCCAACAAGGCCGAGGACGAGCAGGCCGTCGAGAAGGCGATCCGTGAGCAGGAGCAGCGCAAGTACGAGAACCTGCGCGCCGCCTGCCTGGAGTGGTGGAAGACTCTCGGATGTGAGGGGACTTGGTCAGGGCACCAGCACCTGCTCGAGTCCATCGTCTCGGCGGCAGAGGCGCGCGGGACATCCTATCGTGAGGAGATTCGGACGCTTCAGGGCGCCGAACTCGAGGAGCTTGAGCAACTCCGCGAGGCGAAGAAGAAGACTGACGACGCTGCGATGGCCGAGCGCCGCGAGTGGAACGATGAGCTGAAGCTGCGCACCAGTGACATGATGACGATCAACGCGTCGGGTGGCGCCCAGATCGTCGCTGGTCGCCTGCACGACGCAGAGGCGCGCGGGAGGGCGGAGGCCGAATCGATCATGAAGGCGTTCGCTGACATCCAGAGGGCGGCGCAGGTCATGACCGCAGCCGCGTACAAGCCGGGAGGGCCGACGAACTCGGACGACCACAAGTAGGCGCGTGCCAGGAAGGAGAATCACATGGCTGACAATTCGAGGCTGTACTTTGGAGGGATCCCGACAGAGCCAGACGTCAGGCGCTTGCTCGACAAGTTCGGGACTCCAGATGCAGGGCTGATCGACTACAAGGAGATCGAGAAGGCGATCTCGATCCCACGCGCGCGCGGTCGTTTCCGAACGGTCGTCGTCGCCTGGCGATCGCGCCTTCTGCGCGAGTCGAATCTCGCCTCCATCGCCGAGCCGGCCGAGGGGATCAGGTTCCTCACCGAAGCTGAGCGCGTGGAGGTTGGTCGGCGGATGATCGGGCTCAGCGCGCGCAGAGTCAGGCGCACGCATCGCTGGCACATGCTCGTCGATCGCACGCAGCTCGACGACATCGCGCAGCACAAACTCGACCATCAGCTCCGATGCTCCCTGGCGATGGCTACCTCGGCATCGATGGAGACGCAGCAGCTCGGCTCGGCACTCAAGGCGCCCGAGCAGCTGCCGCGCGGGAGGGCTTCTTAGGCGGGGCTTGGAGACGCAAGGCATGGCCGGGCGTGGCGGGGCGGGGCAAGGTGTGGCCTGGCAAGGAAGACGTATCAAGCGAAAGAGAGAGGACGATGAGCACGATGAGGCAGTACAAGGTTAAGATCGTCGGGACGACTCCGCTGCTGATGCACCACGACAACATCGAGTGGGCCGACAAGATGGCGGACTGGAAGAACGACCCGTCGACGAAGAAGGGCGGGAAGAGCGTGGCCGGTGACGATCGCTCCCCGGCGTTCCGATGGCTAGGGAGTCTCTACCACGATGGAAAGCACGTCGCGATTCCAAGCGACAACCTGATGCGCTGCCTCATGGAAGGCGGGGCCATGGTCCCTGTTCCCGGAGGGCGTAGCGGAAAGACCTTCAAGTCGCAGACGCAGAGCGGGTGCATCGTCGGCGAGCCGTACTGGCCGCTGTCGGTGGAGGGGCATCTGATCGACGTCAAGCCGCTCCTCGCGCTCACGTCCGAGGACAGCTTCGACGCGCACCAGAAGGCCGCCGCCGAGTCGGACTTCATGCTCTTCGTGAAGCGGGCCCGCGTGGGGCCCTCGAAGCACATCCGCGTCAGGCCCCGATTCGATCGCTGGTCCTCTGAGGGCACGATCAGCGTCTTCGACGATCAGATCACGAAGGAGATTCTCGAGAGCATCCTGCGCCTGGCCGGGCAGTATAAGGGGCTGGGAGACTGGCGCCCTGGCGGAAAGACACCCGGGCCGTGGGGGATGTTCGAGGCGAGCGTTTCGTAGGCTCGGCCGGGCAGGGCCCGGCGCGGCAGGGCATGGCTCGGCCGGGCAGGGCTTGGCGAGGAAGACGTGCAGAAAGCGAGGACGAAGATGCTGACGCGAGGACGGAGCCTCATGAAGATCACGATTGACGATGAGGCGCTTTGGTACAACCCAGAAGTCGTCATGATGATTAGGCGTGATCCGGACGCGCCAGGCCATGCGCTCGTTTTTCTTTCCGAAAGGGCCGGTACGCTTGATTGCCTACGGGCCAGGGAGAGCGTCGAGACTCTGCGCGAGCGATGGGAGGACGCGATGAGCGTCGAGATTGAGTGGCTGGAAACACCATCCAGACTCGGACGTCTGGCGACAGAGTTATTCCTGGAAAGAGCGGCGCATCGAGAGAAAAGCGCGCTTGTGATCACGTACACGTACCGCATCCCCGACAACGGAAGGGAGTAGGCCATGAGCAGCCAAATCACCATCTCCCCGCAGCCTGGCCCCCAAACGGCGTTCTTGTCTTCGCCGGCCGATATCGTCATCGGCGGGGGCGCGGCCGGCGGCGGCAAGAGCTTCGGGCTCCTCATGGAGCCACTGCGCCACGTCCACAACCCGGGCTTCGGCAGCGTCATCTTCCGCCGCGAGGCGACCCAGGTCACCAAGCAGGGCGGGCTCTGGGACACGTCCTCGGAGATCTACCAGCCGCTTGGGGCCAAGTCGAACCGCAATGACCTGTCGTGGACGTTCCCCAGCGGGGCGCGCATCGGGTTCGGGCACCTCCAGTACGACAAGGACCGCTTCTCATGGGACGGTTCCCAGGTCCCTCTCATCGGCTTCGACCAGCTCGAGAGCTTCACCGAGAAGCTGTTTTGGTACATGTTCTCGCGCAACCGCTCGACGTGCGGCGTCAAGCCCTACATCCGGGCGACGTGCAACCCGGTGCCGCGGACAGACCTCGTGGGCGGCTGGCTCAACCGTCTAATCCAGTGGTGGTGGGACCCAGAGACGGGCTTCGCGATCCCAGAGCGCTCGGGCAAGATCCGCTGGCTCATGCGCGTGCCCGGGTCGGACGGGCAGATGGAGATCCGCTGGGCCGACACCCGTGAGGCCCTCATCGTCGAGCACGCCGACTACATCGAGTCCCGCGTACGCGAGCTCGGAGAGGGTGCCCGCGAGGGGCTCATGCCGAAGTCGTTCACGTTCATCCCCTCGAAGCTCTCGGACAACCCGCTGCTCCTCAACGCCAACCCCGGCTATCTGGCGTCCCTGCTCGCTCTGCCACGCGTCGAACGTGAGCGGCTCCTGGCCGGAAACTGGAAGGTCGAGGAGAGCGCCGGCAAGATCTTCAACCGCGCGTGGTTCAAGCTCATGGAGCGCGCCGACTTCGAGCGCCTGCGCAAGGACGGCAAGCTCGGGCGCAGCGTGCGCTACTGGGACTTTGCGGGCACTGAGGGGGCGGGCTGCTATACGGCCGGGGCGCGCATGACGCGGTCCGACGACGGGCGAGTGATCATCGAGCACATGGCCCGTGCGCAGGTCAGCTACAAGGGCCGCGATCGGCTCCTGCGATCGACTGCCGAGCGTGACGGCCACGAAGTCGAGATCTGGCTCGAGCAGGACCCTGGATCAGCCGGCAAGGACATCGTCACGCACACGGTCACCGAGGTTCTGCAGGGCTTCGCCGTGCGCCACGTCCTCCCGACCGGCGACAAGGTCAAGCGGGCCGGGCCCCTCGCGTCCCAGGCCGAGCACGGCAACGTCTACCTCGTGCGAGACACGCCCGACGACGAGTGGAACGAAGAGTTCTTGGCCGAGGCGCACGCGTTCGAGAAGGCGGCGGCGTACAAGGACCAGATCGACGCGGCATCGGGGGGCTACGGTAGGCTCGCGCAGGCGTCCTTCCAGATCGTGCCTGTGGAGATGGGGTGATGTCTGAGAATGATCAAAGGTGCGGAAACTGTCGACATTGGACGCAACCACCACGCCCAACAGGGATGGCGTATTGCGACGAACGCGACGAGCGCGAGTATCCGCATCGATCATCAACTGGGACGTGCGAAAAGATCCAGTGGGACGACGCATGGGTATCTGGAGCGATGGCGTCCATAGACATGCCAGGGTCGATGTCTACGCGAGCCGAATTCTGCTGTCGCCTGTGGGAGTCGCTTGAGGAGAATCAGCAACGTGGGCTCTTGTTGGAGCAAGAGTAGGGGTATCATCCCCGCTAGGGGGACACGACCATGCCAGTAGACTTCCAGCGCCAAGAGTACGAGGCCATGTGCGGCAAGTGGGAGCGCATGCGCGACTGCTACGCCGGATCCGACGCGGTCAAGGCGGCCGGCAAGAAGTACCTGCTGCCCCTCGACAGCCACCTGCGCGCCGACGCCGAATCGTCCGGGAAGTTCAAGGCATACGTCGAACGGGCCGTGTTCTACAACGCCGTCAGGCGTACCGTGCAGGGGCTCTCTGGGGCCGTCTTCCAGCGCGAGCCGAGTATCGAGCTCCCGGGCGCGCTGAAGGATCATCTCCGCGACGTCACTCTCGATGGCGTCACCGCCGAGACATTCGGCTTCGAGACCATGCGCGAGCTGCTCATCCCCGGGCGCGCTGGCGTGATGGTCGACGTCCCGGAGAAGGGGGAGCGCCCCCGCTGGTCGCGCTACACGGCCGAGTCGATCTACAACTGGCGCACGTTCCAGTGGGCTGGCCGGCGCA